CAAGTGCCTTGACCTCTGCAAAATCCGAAAACTTCCCGCTCTCATCAACAAGATCGTAAAAGTTCAGAACATCAAAAGGATTGACGCAGTAGTGCATCATGCCTTTCTCACAGATCTTTCCGCCCACTTCTTCGTAGTCGGTGTTCTCGGCGTACTGCTTCTCCCTGCAGATCATACCGGGCTTAAACGCCTTGTAGCCTTTCGCGTTATCCATCCTTATCCTCCTTGTTTTCGATCACGGCTCCCGTGGCCGTGTCTGTGATCAGTTCTCCCGGGATCTCCAGCGGGCAGTACATCCCGCGGAGCTGCCCGGGAAGCAAATACTCCCCCGTCCGTCTGCACTGCCTGCGGCTGTACGTTTCCAGCAGCGGACATAAATTGCATTCGACATGCCCGGCCGGGAAGAAGACCGACACCCGGCATTCAAACGGGATGTAAATTTCATCCTTCATGGCGTACCCTCTCAAACAGCAGCGCGTTCGCGATCTCGTCTACGCTGTAGGTATCGGAGACGTATTCCAGCATGCATTCCGCGTGTACAAGGACCGTATCGCAGACGAAAGCTTCCTCTCCCTCGCGGACTTCCTCCTTGCAGTGCGCGCATGTTCCGATGACCGCCGGTTCCTTCTCCTGAATGCCGAGGTAGAGGTTATCAAGCGGTAATGCCATTGCATAATGCCTCCCTCCGGATCAGCTCCTCACAAAAGCTCTGAACAGTGGCGTAGCCGTTCTTTTTCAGCAGCCGGTCGAGGATCTTCGCCTGATCGTCCGTCAGGCGGAAGTAATACCGGTTCGTCTTCTTCCTGCGCTCAACGCGGTTCTTCGGCGCGTCCAGCGCCTTGATGGAGGCCGCAGCCTCCGGCACGAGCTGAACGCCGTATTTCTCCGGCGCTTCACACTGCGAAAGCAAACATTTATTAAACTTCGGGTAGTCGGCCCGAACCGCCTCGACACAGGCCTTTGCGCCGTGCCGGACGCGGGAATCCGTTAAACTTGACATAGGTTCCTTTCTGCCCTATAATAAGGGCGATATCAGTTTCCCTCTGGCCTCTGTCGCGCGGCAACGCGGCAGGGGTCATTTCTTTTTGCCTGTGCGCTCGCGGATAATCTTGCAGGTCGCGTCCCACTGCGCAAACATGATCTCGGCGTAAATGCCGCAGGTGTAGCAGTCGTCTTCCGGGCGGCATCCGCGCTTCTGGCCCAGCATCTCGCAGACCTCGCAAGGCGTCATCAGCAGCGCCTTTTCCTTGATGTCCATCACAGCAGCCCGAACAGCGTTGTCCCCAGCGCGATCGCGCCGGTAACGGCGGCCTCGTTAATCATCTCCGCCCCGCAGGCCAGCACGGCCAGCGCAGCCGCCGCCCCACCGATCCACAGGCACAGCCGCTTGATCATCCGGGCCATTGCCCGCTGCTGCTCCAATTCCTCATTGATGCGCTGTCTGCGCTCCTCAGTCGTCTCCACGACCGCAAGTGCGTTTCTCATAACGCAAACCTCCTAATAATCAAATGCTGCGAAGAATTCCTCGCGTGTAATGCCCAGGCGCTTGCAGATCTCCTTCACGCCCTTCATCTGGTAATCCTGCGGATCCTTCATCCACTTCCGGAGCGTCGTCTTGCTGCTGACGCCCGCCGGTTTCAGCAGATCGTCCAGCTTCACGTCGCGCTCCTTGACCCGCCCGTAGATCAGCCGGGACAGGTTACGAGACGTGTTATCCCGCCCCATCTTTACCGCTGGCATCCTGCCGCCCTCATCTTATCCAGCGCATCCACACGCGCCAAATAGATCACGCCTTTCTGAATCATGCAGCGAACGTCGCCCGCCCTTTTGGCTGCCATACTCAGCGAAGAATACGCACTGCCCGTACTTACTGTGAGACCGTCAACTCTGGCGCATTCTGCGCCGCTCGCGCGGAAGCTCTCAACGAAGTCTGCATAAATGCCTTTGGTTGCGGCTTTCTTGGTTTCCTCAATGGAACACGGTTTGAAATTCATAATTTTCCTCCTTATGCCTCATAAACATGAGTTTTGTGTTGACAGGCCGGAGACGTTAGTGCTAAGATGAAAGTGCTACATAAACAAGTAAATCAGGCTTTACCGTCTATCTTTCACCCCAGCAGTGCCGCCCCTCGGCACTGTCGCTTTGTTGTACCTCCCGGGTACAGGTATATAATAACTCATATTTTATTAGTTTTCAAGTTCAAAAGTAATAAAATATTACTTTTGGTGTATTGCACAAATTACGGAGGCTCTATTTATGTTTTATGACAATTTCAAAATGCTGTGTGAGCGAAACGGCGAGAAGCCGACTCCGGTTGCGCAAAAACTAGGCTGTTCTTCTTCAAACGTTGTCCTATGGAAAAACGGCTCGACGCCTCGCCCGGCTGTCTTGCAGAGAATTGCAGACTATTTCGGGGTTGACTCGCAATACCTCCTGTTTGGGGACGAAAAAAGCCCCCTCGTCCCTACGGACGAGAGAGCTTTGGACGATGAACTTGTGTCGAAACTTACTTCTTTGACGCCTGAGGAGATGCAGAAGGTTGACGCCTTTGTGCAAGGGCTGTTAGCAAATCGTTAAGCTTCTTCTTTTCCTCGTAGGTCAGCTGGGCTATGTACTTCTGCGCTTCCTCACGTGTCATGCGGCTGGCTCCTTTCCTTTTGGCTTGTTTTTATTTTAGAACATATGTTCGTTTTCTTCAATACGGAAGTTTTCACAAAATCTGTCGCTCAATTTCTACGAAAGAATTTTTTATACAATTTTTACAGACAGGAGAAGTGATACAATGAAGCAAAAACGGATTATCAGCCTATTCCTCGCGGTTGTTCTTCTGCTGGCATTGGCCGCGCCAGTATGCGCAGCAAGCCCCAGCCTGTCGAACTTCGAGAAGCAGACGGAATATACCGGATTCTCAGACGTACCAATTTTTTCATGGTATGAGGAAAGTGTAAAAACCGTCTGTGAGTATGGCTTGATGGCTGGCACGGATGCAGGCTTATTCAAACCAAAAGGAGAAATGACACTTGCGGAAGGGCTTGCAATTGCGTGCCGGTTGCACAACATCTACTATGGTGGAACAGGAGAATTCGAACAATCTTCCCCGTGGTTCCAAGTTTATGTAGATTATGCCGCAAAAAATGACATACTTTCTTTTACGAATCCCCCAACTGCTGATTTCTATACCGGCATTATTACAAAGGAGATCTTCGCTTATCTGGTAACCCATGCTCTGCCGAAGGACGCTTATAAAGACATCAACCATATTGGGTTTGGCCTGATTCCTGGCATCACAATTTACACCACATATGCTGAGGAAATCTATCAGCTGTTTAATGCGGGTATTCTTACTGGTTCTGATTCCTCTGGCACTTTTAATGAAGATGAGAGAATCACCCGAGCAGAAGCTAGTGCCATTCTTTCAAGAGTTATTCTTCCGGACCTTCGCAAAACAGGGGCTGTAAAAGCACGGGACATTTCTGTCTATGCGGATCCATATTACTTCAATGACAAAGGCAATCTTTATATCGATGATGCAAATCGTTTGATTTATTTCGATGTATATGTAGGCCAGTCAGTACAGAATTCTACGGTTACATGCAAAAGTAGCAATGAATCAATCGTTACTGTAAGCAGCGTAAACAGACTTGATGACCATCCTGTAAATCATCGTATGGTGATAATCGCCAGCAAGGAGATTGCGGGGAGTGCAGACTTAAAAATATCTGATGCAGCAGGTAATACAGCGACCGTTACTGTAGATGTATCAGTTTCTCAAAGCTCTGCAAATAGTTCTTCTTCCTCTCAGACTCCGCAGAAGCCGCAGGGCTCTGGAAACACCGCATCATCAAATCAAACCACCAGCACCACAACACCCCCAGCGAACTGCAACTATGTAATCAATACCAACACCGGCAAGTTCCATTACAGCTGGTGCAAGAGCGTCGGGAAGATGGCCGAGAAGAACAAGTGGTATTATACCGGCACACGCGACAGCGTCATCAACATGGGTTACGTCCCCTGCAAGAACTGTAACCCGTAAATCCGCCCCGCCGCCCGCTGGATGAAGCGGCGGGGTTTCCCTCGCAGCGAGTGGGAGCGCCGCTTGAGTACGTTTCCAGCGTAGCAGATAATATTTGGAAATGTCTACACCCCAGATTGCAAATCGCTGTTCAAAATTAAGAAAACGTGTATTCAAAATTGCAATTTTAACCCATTTTTGGAATTATGCTGTTGGAGGCGTTTGTTTTGACATCAATGGAGAAGCTTGCACCGTTTTTTGAAGCCTATTCAGAAAAAGTCAAGCGAAGAAGAAACGAAGTCGGAATGACGATCAGTGCGCTTTCGGAGAAGTCCGGCGTCCCATACTCAAATGTAAGCCGCGTCAACTCTGGTGTGCAGGCAAACCCGCTGTTGTACAACGAAGCTGCAATCGCTGATACGCTTGGACTATCGCTTGATGCTCTCTGCGGGCTGGCACAGCCTGCTGGCAGCCCAAGCGAGCTGCAGGAACGCAACCACCAGCTCGAACTCGAAAATGCCAAGCTCGTCACAGCCAACGCGGCGCAGAAAGCACAGATCAGATCCACGCACACGATCTGCTACGTGCTCGTCTTCTTCTGCATCATTCTGGCGCTGTCGCTCATTGTCTATCTCATGATCGACTCCCAGATCACTGACGCCGGTATCATCCGCGGCGGCAGACTGTCCGGCGCAGCATGGGCCTTCATCGGCCTGATCGTCGCCTCCGCCGTTGCTGCCGGTATCACCATCCTCCGCATCATCCGCAAGGAGAACCAACATGAAGAAAGTCAAAGTCCCCGAAGCTGAAAAACTTCCCTCCGGCTCCTTCCGTTGCCGCGTGATGGTGAATGGGCAAAAGAAGTCTTTCACAGCCCCTACAAAACGAGAAGCGGAACAGGCTGCAATGGAGTATAAGATCGGCATTGAAGCAGAAGAACCCGCTCCGCGCAGCGAAAAGACGCTCGCGGAAATGATCGACGATTATATTTCCTTCATTACCGGCCCTTCCACGTCCCCGTCCACGCTTGTGAATTACGATTCCTATAAAAAGAACCACTTCGGGCCGTTGATGGGCCTTACCTACAATGAGCTTACAGACAACGTTTGCCAGAAGGCCATAAATGCTGAGGCAAAGCAGTATGCATCGAAGACAGTATCCAACTGCTGGGCCCTTATCACGGCTGCGCTCAATCACAAAGAGCTGCGGATCCCGAAGGTACGGCTCCCGCAGCTTGTGCAGGACGAGAAGCCATTTCTTCAGCCAGAAGAGATCCCCGTGTTCCTAAAGGCTGCTGAGGGAGACAAACTGGAGCTTCAGATACTGCTTGCGCTGCACTCGCTTCGGCGGTCTGAGATTTTCGGTATGCGATGGGAGAACATCGACACTAAAAAGAAGCTCATCTACGTTCGCGGCGCGACCGTCAGGGGAAAGCAGGGGCTTGAAAACAAGAAGACAAATAAAAACGTAACTTCCCGGCGGGAAGTCCCCATCTTCATAGACCGGCTCTGTGAGCTTGTCGACCAGACCGACAAGTCAGAAGAATTCATCTATGTCGGCGGGGAGAATACGTTATGCAATCACATAAACAAGATCTGCCGAAGCGTAGGCCTACCGGAGGTCGGAACACACGGCCTGCGGCATTCCTTCTGCTCCCTCTGCGTACACAAAAAAGCTCCGGAAAAATTCATCATGAAAGTCGGCGGCTGGTCCGATCCGAAGACAATGAAGAAGATCTATACCCACGTGGCAAAATCTGATTATAAAGATGCAGTTGATGCCCTTCGAGCTTCATTTTTGCCATGAAATTTGCCACAACTCAAAAAGCCCTGTATTCCCAGTGCGTTTGAAGCCACAATGTTTGGTTCGAATCCCGACACTCCGACCAAAAAGGAAACCCTGCAATCTTCACAGATTGCAGGGTCTTTCTTGTATATCAATGGTTTCCCGTGTTTTTAAGAAAACATTTTTGTGTTTCCTGAAACATCATTCTGACGTTCCAGGCACACTTTTGACACGCATTTTTGCCACGGAATTTGCCACGAAATCAGGATGCTACGCAATGATAATACGCGCTGATCTTCTCCTCCGGGGTCCCGGCATCCTTGTCGTCGAGGAACGCATCGGTCATATCCGCGAAAAATTCAACGGTATTGACCCCGTGCTTCTTTGCGGTCTTGAAATAATCGCTGTAGATCATATTCATTGCCGCGTACCAGACAGCAGGATCATAGTGCAGGCCGCGCGACCGCATGACTGCTGTGGTTTGCTCCATCGGCCAATGCTGGCCGGTTGTATCGTCTGTGTTCTCCATATGGGAAGTCCACTCATGCGCGTCTGCTTCCGTAAAGCCGTATTTGCGGTCGATCTTCTTCAACATGCAAATCAGCTCTGCAATTCCTGTCGCGTCCTCTACGCTGCCCCTGCAAACTGGATGCGTCGATAACTCATGTAATTCTCCGTAAAGTTTTTCAATGTATGTTTTCATAACAGGTCACGCCTCCTGAATATACTTGTAAAGCTTGTCAACGTCGTTCTGGTCGAACTTTAATTCTCCGATGAACGGCACGGACACAGATAGCTTGTTCTCGAACTTTGGCCTTGCTGCGTTGTACAGGCGATCAAGGTCGATGTTCCCTTGCTCATCCATGATCTGCATGAGCTTCACAGCCGGATGCTCACGCAGCGCAAGGATCCTGCTGCGGCCCCCATCCATGATAAGCGCAAGCGCAATGCCAGCACCAATTCCCTTTCCGCCCGGCAAGTGCGGGATGATTTCATTGTCGGCAAACCGAACAGCCCCGCGCATAGCTTGATCTATTGTAACTATCATACAGACAACCTCCGTTGAAGATAGGGGCGGCTATTGCCGCCCCTTGCATTTAGCCCTCGCTAGCCGCCGCTGTGCCGGTCGGAGCCGTCCAGCTGTTATACCGCTGCATCGGTTCCGGGCAGATGTTGGCAATGGGGATAACCGTCTTGGTCATGCCGGAAAGAGTCGCGATCTCGTTCTGCATGCAGGACAGGTTCGCCGTGGTCTGCGCGTTGATAACGCGCTGCTGGCAAAGCTGCTCTTCGATCGAGCGCATTCTGCCGTCCGCATACTGGTACACCTCGAGAATTTTCTTGTCGGTGTAAGCGTTCGCGTCGCGCAGCTTCACTTCCGTCTCAAGCTCTGCGATTCGTGCGGACTGACTAGCCTCATAACGGCTGACATAGTGGTTGTCACTGTTACCCGCAGCCATAGCAGCCGCAGCAGCAGGATTCGCGCCGAATCCGCCGAGAATGCCGCCGAGACCGCCGTTCAGCACGCCAAGACCGGTGCCGATTGCGCCAAGCGTCACACCAAGATTTCCCTTGCCATTGCTTGCGTATTCCATGAGAAATACCTCCGAAGATGTAGTAAGCTGGCCAGCTCCTACCGTCATTCTGAGGGAAAACGTCATCACAAAAAACCAAGCGCAGGCCCATAAAAAGCACAAAAAGAGGCAAGCGCGGATCATTCCGCGCCTGCCTCTAATAAGATCGTTGTACAACGTTTGATGATGCCCTTCATGCCGTTCACGGAAAAGCCGTACCGTTCGGCCAGCTGCTCCGCCGTCGCGCCGTCGCAGATGTTCCGGCGCATGATCTCCCGGTATTGGGCATTCAGGATCCATTCGGATATCAAGTGCTCCCACTCGCTGCGCGGCTTCGTCGGAAGACCGCGCTGCATACCTTAATCCCCGAACACACCCGTGCGGTCGAGAATGACCAGCATGCGGACGTTGTCCTCTGCCAGATCCAGCAGCAGGTCTTCCCCCTCGCCGCCCTTGCCTTTGAGCAGGCCCTTCTCCACCAGTTTGTCCAGCGTCTGGCGGTACGTCTGGTTCGTAACGTCTTTCAGCTTTTCGTATCTCACTTCTTCTGCCTCCTCCAGCAGGTTTTTGAATTTTGCCCATGCGCCCTCGTCGATCATTGGCGCAGGGCATTTTTTGAGGCTCACATCGTAGTGGCGCACGACGTACCTGACGTTCGGCAGCTGTTTTTTCAGCTGCGCGTACAGCTCCGCCGCGTGCCTCTGCGTCTCGATGGGGATGTAATACCGCCCGGCGGCGTCCGTGTGACTGACCATCTCGATCGATACCGAGTTGTAGTTGTTGACGAGCTTGCCATACGGCCCCTTATTGCCGTCTCCGACGGACCATGCCACGGTATCGAGCGGCACGCACTCATAGGCCACATTGCCCTCGTCGACGACGTAGTGGGCCGAGGCCTTGCGTCCCTCGCTGCCGCCCTCAAAATAGCGGGCGTTTCCTTTGGCCGTCGCCATCTGGCCCGTGTTTGCCGTGTAGTGCATGACGATGGCGGTGATGGCGGAGAGCTTGCGCTTTCCGCCGTGCCACTTCGCCCGGATGGAGCTGTCGATATCCATCATTCTTCCTTGACCTCCGGCAGGCCCGCAATGCTCGTCAGCAGAGACAAAATGCCCGCCAGCGCCGAGGCCGAGGCGACGACGAGCCAATTCACTTCCGAGATGACTGCCGACGTGCCGATGGTTGCTACCGCCGTCTGGGCGACGGTCTTGATCGCGCGGATGCCCGCGGCTTTCCACCATTTTGCGTTCATAGTATGTGCTCCTTTCAAATTTACGCCTTGCGGCGGTGTTAATGTTGGTCGTGTGCTTCCTTGTTCAGGTGCTTTTCCAGCTTGTCCAAAGCGTCCTTGCACGGGCCGTCACAGCCCTGCTCGATCAGCCCCTGCAGCGCACCTTTCAGGCCATAGCAAAGAAGCGTCTGTTCCTCCTGGATGCTGCGGATATCCTGTTTCTGCAGCTTGATGCTCTCGACGGTCTTGTACAGCGCGACGGTCGAGCTGATAATGACGCCGAGTGCGCCGATGACCTTGCCAACAGTGATGATGGTCTCCCAGTTGATGTACATACGGTTCTCCTTTATTCGTATTGCCATGCAATGGCCCCGTTCACGGCGGGGGTCGTCTCAGCAGAATTCAGAGACATGCCGCGTGCCATCAACGTTGTATAATTGGTATCGGCGGCGTTGACCGCTGTCTGCCGGTTCAGGAAGGTCTTCATATTGGCCGGGCTGATATAGTCGGTATTTGCTACCGCCTGTGCCACCTTCCCGCCGCTGCCTTTGAGCAGGCCGGTGATGTCGCTCGTCGTGGTGGTCGAGACAGCGTTCGGGCCGGTCGGGCCCTGTGGGCCAGTGGGGCCCTGCGGGCCGGTGGGGCCGGGCTCTCCCTGTGGCCCCTGCTCACCCTGCGGGCCAGTCTGCCCCTGCGGGCCGGTATCGCCCTTGTTGCCCTTCTCTCCGGGGCTGCCCTGCGGGCCTTTGATATTGACGCTCGCCGGGTTTTCCTTGCCGTCTGCGTTCGACCAGCTGAGCGTGCCGTCCTCGGAGACGGACGGCGTGAAGGTCGTCCCGTTCGTGCCCGGCGTGCCGGGGGAACCAGCCGCACCGGCAGGGCCGGGAACGGCTTTCACCGAGAACAAGAACGACTGCCCGTCCGACATCGAGACCTGATATGTCGTCGTGTCGTCGACGGTCCCAACAAGCGTGATTCCCGTGACGCTGGAACCGGGTTTGCCCTGCGGCCCCTGGATGCCCTGCTTTCCCTTCTCGCCCTGCGGGCCGGTCTCGCCTTGCGGGCCGGTTGCGCCCTTCTCGCCCTGTGGGCCTTGCGGGCCGGTTTCGCCGGTTGCACCTTTCTCCCCCTGTGGGCCAGTTTCCCCCTGCGGGCCCTGCGGCCCGGTGTCGCCTTTATCTCCTTTGTCGCCCTTGTCGCCTTTGATAGCGTCACGGATGACGAGCGTCGCCGTGTCCGGCTCCACGGCCATATTCAGCCGCTGTTCAAATACTGCGTCAGACATGCGCCCACCTCCTACAGCAGTTCTTCCACGTCAACGACAGCGATCTCCGTTGCCCGGGAATTGCCCGCCTCGTCGGTGAACGTCAGCTGGCAGCGGGCCGGTCGGACAGTCAGGCTGTCCGCGTCGGCTTTCGGGACCTCGACCGTGAACCGGGAAGCGCTGGCGACCGTCGGCGTGTAGGTCTTTGAAAAGCTGTCACCCTGCACAATTTTGAAGCTCAGATTTGTGCATTGTGTCAGGTCAACGCCGCGCATCGTGATATACAGGACGTTTTTGATCTTCTGTACCATAGATACCCCCTTATCTGAGCGCAGCCCAGATCTTCTGCTTGGTCTTGTCGGAATAGTCGCTCATGCTGATAGCGATACCGAACTTCTGCTCCCGCGTCAAGTCTGTAGTGTTCAGATAGTCGCAGAACCATGTCCACGTGTTTTTGTAGCCAGCAGCCTTGCGTTCTTCTTCGCTTGGCCGGTCTTCATACTCGACAATCGCGTCAATGTAATCCGCCATCTTCGTGCCAGTGTCCCGAACGTTTTTCGACCAGCCTGCCTGATACGAAGTTGTAAGCTCGCTCTTGGCGTCGGCTGTTTTGATGTTGCCCTTGCGAAGCTGGTCTGCCAGATAGCTGTAGGTCTTGACACTGTCAGAGTAGAAGCCCATACGGACAGCAGATTTCTGATCGTCCGTCCAGCTCTGTTTGTCGAGCCATGCGTCGAACTGGTCCTGCGCGCTGCTTGTGACCTTGCCGTCCTCATCCTTGACGTCCTTCATCCCGGCATGAGCGTTTGCCGCCTGCAGCGCCATTTCCGGCGTTACCTTCGCGCTCCGGCCGAAGCGATCGTATGCCATGACCTCCTTGTCGCTCAGAACAGCCAGCGCCATTGCATCGTTGAGCTCGCCATGCCGGTATGCTTTCAGATACTCGTCGGCTTTCGTCCCGCTCTTGTTCGTGTCGGTATAGCGGGATTCGATAGCCTTGTCCATAAAGTACCGCGCCAGCTCCTTGCTGTCCTTGTCCGCAATCTCCTTCTGCGTCTCGTTCAGCTCGCCGCCATACTTGGCAGCCTCGACTGCCGAGAAGTACTCGTTGGCCTTCTCCTTCGCGGAGTTCGTGATCTCGTCGGAAAGCCCGACATAGTCCGCACCGGCAAACGCCTGATTGATCTTGGAAAGCTGTTTCTGCGTGTCCTCAGATATATACCCGGTCGACTCGACCGCCCGCTTGAAGATCGCGTTCAAAACCTCGTTCTGCGACGCGCCTGCAAGCTCGTTGACCCATTTCTTGTCGGACTGATACCCAACGCTTGCAGCCTGTTTCCCGATCTCGTTTGCGTATTCCTGGGAAAGATCCATGGCTGCTGATTTGACCTGATCCGGAAGCGACTTATACAGGTCGTTTCCCAGCATTGCGCTTCGTAGGTTGTAGTCTGTCTGCCCGCGCGCAACGACATAGTTTCCGTACTGCTCCGACGTGAGCTTGACGCTCTTACCGTCGACAGAGATCGTTTTCGAAGGACGCTTGTAAAAGTTCGCATACGCAGAATCCGCATCATGCAGCCGCGCGATCTCTTCTTCTACCGGGTCTGTCTTCTTCTGCGAAGGATAGATCGGTGTGACGGCCTTGCCGATGGCGCTTGCCGTGCTGCCAGCGCCGTTGCCTTCTACCGGGACGCCCCAGTTGCCGTAGGTGATCGCCATCTGCTGCCGCCAGCCTGGGACTTTTTTCTGTACGCCCTGAATTGCAGACTGAATGGGATCCCACGGACCATCAGGCTCAATATACGTGCTGCGCTGATTTTTGTCTGTGCTGGACGCGATACGCCCAAGAAGCGTTGGGACATACTGTCCAATGTAGTTACCGATGACCTGGATCGCCAGCTTCGCCGCCATCTCTCCGGTTCCGGTGTTGTCAGATTTCTGGATCATGCTGATGACGCTGTCCAGCCCCGTTAGCATGGACTGCTCAAAAACCGGATCCGTGATCTTGCTCAGTGCGTCCAGAATGTCTTCCAGAGAAACAGGCTCGTCGCCGTTTTTCGCATTCTGCACCGCCTCCCAGATCTGCGCACCGGTAAGCAATCCTGTACCGTTAATCGTAAAACTGTCGATAGGGATATACGTGTCGCCGACGAGAATGGAAAAATCCTTCGCGCCGAACGCGTTTTTCTGCTGCTCCTTCTCCTCGTCATCGCCGATGCCGGTTGCCCGAAGAAGCCCATGCTTCGCAAGCATGGCGCCAAGGCCAAGTAGTGCTGTTCCTGTAGCGCCTGCTGCAAAGTCATCGATAGCCTTTGCTGCTGTATAGTCGGTATTTCCCTTGCCCATTTGGATAAGGTCGTACACGCCTTTTGCAAACCCGATCGGGCTGTATTCGACCGTCCGAACCATGACGTTTGCAGGGACCTTCTTAAACGGGTAAATCGCCCCGGCAAGGAACCGGCCAATCTTGCTGTTGTTCCCAATTTGCGAAGCCCACTTCGATACAGCATTCAGGTCGTTGTACGTGCCGCGCTTGGCTTCCGACATGGCGTAGGTTCTGGCCGCATCCGTGACCTCGGTTAAATGGTTCGCTTTCATGTAGCTGGCAAGCGCCGTAGCGTACATTGGCTTCGAGAACAAAATATCTTCGACTTCCAGAGCCTTTGTGTTGAAATTGGCTATCTTCTCGGCAGTGCCAAGCGCCTTATCAATTTTCTTTGTCACAGCATTTTTCGGGTCATTAATTTTCCAATACCGCCGCCGGTCGTTGATCTCACCGGACGACTGACTGTACTTCCCGACGCTGTCTTCGAAAAGCTCAGACGCCGTATCGTAATCGGCCCACGCCTTGTTCAAAAGGTTTTGATCTGCTTCACTGGCCAAATTTAGAAATGCCTTTGTACGATACCCCGGCTTGTCGCCAATGAAAATCGTTTCCAGCAGTGCACCAATATTGTCTTTGCCGATCTTTGCAACCGCGCCAGACACGTTGCCTGTGATGTTTTTCGCGTGTGTGGACGGGTTTGCCAGCATGGAGAAATACCGCCACTGCTGCAGCCCCTCACGCAGCGTCGTCGGAACCTGATCCGCAATATTCTGATAGATATTGTCAAGTGCCGTCTGTTGCGCCGTTTCCGTTGTGGCGTTCTGATATGCATTTAGAAGCGCGTCCGGAACATCGATTTCTATTTGTCTGTTCGCGGATCGCCGCTGATTGATCTGCGCTTCCAAGTTGGAAACCATCTTCTGTACAGTGAAGATTCTGCCCTCGGGGGACATGGATTTCAGCAGCCGGGCCGCCTGTACAGTCTGGCCTGCGTTCGTCTCGACTGCCGCCAGTGCGACAAGGATATCGGAGGCCGTCTGATAATCTCCCGCTGCAATGGCGTCGGCATAAAGCATCGTGCCCTGAGAAACGAACTTTGCGCCACCCTTGCCGTTACTCGCGTCACGGATGAAATCGCTGCGGATCTGCTCGATGGTCTTGCCTCTGGTGTACTGCTCTTCGATCAGTTTTCTGCCGTCCTGAAGTGCCTGCTTATTGCCGTAGACCTCATAGTCAAGCTTCCCGTCTGCAACAAGATTCTCAATCCGGTTCACCATCTCGTCCGTCGTGACCTGTGCTTCCGCCGCCGTCCGGGTAAAGCGCCGCACCTTTGTCTCCCCGTCCATGCTGGCCGGAATATCGACGACGCGGGAAGCCTTCTCACCGGGCGGGATCGCGCCGTACTGGTTGCTGGCATGGCTCAGCGGGTCGAAACCTGCCGGGGCCGCCCCCGTAGAATCCGTTGCCGCAACATTCTGGTTGACAGAATTCCCCGGTTGTGCTACATTGGCATTGGGAGCCATATTCGCAGAATCGGTATTGGCCGTAAACCAGGAGGCGTTTGCATCCGGGAGCTGCGTTGCGGCTCCTGTATTATTTCTGCTTGCTCTTCCAAACGGCGTTCTCCCCGGTTCCAGCATATACGCAGAAACGACATATACGCTCTGCGCCTTTGTAACGGGCGTCGCTTCGACCACATAATAGGTTCCGTTTACCTTCTTCGAGAAGACCACGACAGGTGAACGCCGATTCTTCCCATTCGCTTTTGGCTCCCAATATGCGTCAGTTGTTCCACCATATGCAGCGTTGTCATAATTATCCAACACGTACTGCATTCTTGCGACATCTGTATCGTTTGCCATGCTCTGGTCGGACTTGCCATTGGCACCGTGGTCATTGTTGATGTGCCACGCCTGCCTTGCATCCAGCGTCGTTTTAAATCCGTCAACATCCTGCCCGGTCAAGTTTCGGATATCGTCTGCGGCGCGCTCTGAGACCTTATTTAAGGTGTATTTCCCGGCTCTTTGGTCATTCTTGGCATACTGATAGAATTGCGCAAGATTCTCATCAACAGAATCCTTGTACGCCTCAATAACCGCCTGCTCCTGCGGCGTATGCACAGCAGGATTATCATTAACAGCCGTATTTTCCGTCTCCGTGTATGCGGGGACGTTTTTGTTTGTCTCGCTGCCTGTTATAACGCCATCTGCGCCCCGTTCCGCCGTGCCCTGCGTCGTTTGCTGGGTATCCAGTAACTCGGCCCACGCGGGCGTCTGGAACGCCTCAGGGCGCATGGTCTCCAGCGTGCTCCGGTCGAGGTCGCTCTGCTTCGCTGCCTCGCGGACGTTCGCGTTGAGACCCTCCTGCCGGATATCCTCCTGCAGGATGTTGTTGACCTTCTCGGCGGCCTGCTTCGGCGTCGTGTTCTTCGTGATGCTGCCCGCCGCCTGCATGACGGCCGAGGTCAGCGCACCGACGAGGAAGCTTTCGCCCGCGTCGGAAAGCACCTGCCGGAAGTTCCGGTCGTCGTCCTTCAAAAGCAGATCGGCGAGCACCTTGTCGCCGAACTCGGAGGCAAATTCTTCAAATCCTTCGCCGAGGGAATCCGCAATCGTCAGAAGCGCGTTCTGCGCGCCCTCGTTCTGCGTGACGCGTCGGACGAGGCTCTGCAGCGCGTCGTCTGCCGCGCCCTTGCCGAACACGCCCGCCACGCCGTCGAACATCTTCTCTGTCAGCACTTCCAGCGCACCGTTCGCCACGCCGTAGGTCACGGCCTGCTGCCCGGACGCGCCGCGCTGCAGAGCGTCGGTCGTAGCCGAGCCTGCCGCCTGCGTGAACAGAACGTACAGAGACGAGCCGGGGACCGCAATGTTGGACGCGATCGTCGGGAGCATGCCCGCGACGCCCTCTGCGACGCTGCCCGCTGTCTGCTGTGCAGCCGGGATATTGCGCCCGGCGTACCGCTGCGCGAATTTCTGCGCGTCAGTGTCCGCGAAGGAAAACGTCTGCTTTAGGCCGCTGACGGACTCGGCGAACTGGTCGCCAGTCATGACCGGGTTGTCCCAGTCGTACCCCTCCGGCTCCTTCGCCTGGAACAGATACGAGAGCGCGTTCCCCACGCCCTGAATCGCGCCGAGCAGACCGGTCTTCGCGCGTCCGGCCAGATACTTGAACGACTCGTTGTCGTCCAAGTAGTTGTTCTGCTCCCGGATGCGGCGGATCGTGTCATAGTCGTCGTTCGCCATTGCGATATTCATCTGCTGCGCGGCGAGCCGGTCGACCATGCTCTTGCTTGTGCCGCTGCTGTGCGAGAAACCGCCGTCGTTCTCCGGGAGGTACGGTTTCCCGGAAAGCGTTCGCGGCGTCTTGGCAATCGCTTGCTGCATGAGGCTGTCCGTCTGAGACGGGATGTTGAACCGTCCGGAATCCTGTACCGTCGGCAGGCTCCGCCATGCGTCCTTCTGCAGCTCCTTGACAGCTCCGGCGATCTGCTGCTGTTCTGAGCTGCGCATCCGGCCGGTAGTCACATTGTCGATGCCGGAAAAACGCTCCGAATCCCGCACGGTTGGGAGACTCTGCCATGCGTCCTTCCGCTCCGCCGCCTGCTGCGTCGCCAGCTCCATCAGCGTCTGCCGCTGGCTGAACTGCTCCTGCCGCGCGCCGGAGGTCGAAAGCTGCTGCGGGGCTTGGATCTGCGTTGTAGCCGCATCGTACCGGGCTTTGGCATCGTTGTACTTTGCCTGCAGGGCGGACGTGTCCTTGCCGCGGATCTTCGCGACGGAGATCTGCCGGGCGAGGTCGCCCATCTCCTTCTGTGCCGTCGCGGCCTGCTTGCGCAGGGACGCGCGGTCGGTGCCGGTGGCCGTGGTCGTCGGCGTCTTCTGCGTGCCCGTGGGGGCAGCCGGGAATGTGTATGTACCGGAGCCGCCGGAAGAAGCGCTGCCGGAAGAGGATTTCCTGGAAGATTTCTTCCCGCTGCCGGTATCCGCCGCGGCGGGGGCCGGGGCGGTCAGGACGGCCCACTGCGGGTCCTGCTTCGCTGCCGCGCGGTCGATATTGGCCTTGTAGGTCCTGTCACCTTTGCGGACGGAGATACTGCCATCGGCCTCGCGCCGCCATGTGGAGCCGTCCGAGGCTTCCGCCATATCGCCCGCCATGCGCAGCTCATCAGCGAGCAATACGCCCTGCGCGGAACTGATCTTGTACTCCGGGGTGGACGCCTGCTGGATGGCCTGATTCAAAAGCTCGTCGCTGGAAGACTGGCCGAGACCGGCCGTGACCTTCTCGGTCGCGGCCTTTGCCTTTTCAGAGGCAAGGCGGGCCTGCGCCTGCTCCTGGTCTCGCTGTTCCTGCGCGCTGCCGGTATAATCTGCGGCGGTGGTCTGCTGCGAGATGCCGCCGGTCGCGGCGTCGAGCGTCGGCGTCTCGGCCGTCGGGGAGGCGCTGGACGACGGCGCTTCCGACACGGCGGGCGCGGACACGCCCACCCTGCCGGTCATGGTCTGGCCATTCTTCCATACCGTGACGCTGCCGTCGGCTTCCTTCCGCCACGTCGAGCCGTCGGAGGCTTCCGCCATATCGCCCGCTTTCAGGCTGCCCGCAAGCTGTTTGCCGTAGTCGGAATTGATATAATAATCTGCCATTGGCAAGTGCCTCCGTTATACGATGTTTGCTTTCATGGTCACGCCGTCCTTTGTGACGTAGATATTGCCGTTCGAGGATTTGCGCCACACGGAATTGTCCGAAGCCCGGTACGTATTGCCAACGCCGAGGCTGTTTGCGATATTCCTGCCCTTCTCAGAGCCGATCTGATATTCGTTCGTCGAATATCCCTTTGCGCGGGTCGCCATGCTCCCTGCAGTTTTCTTGACGGTCTGATACGGGATCCCATATTTCTTGTAATTCGTATTCAGATAGTCTTCCACGTTATCGATACTGCCAGCGGCGCGGATGATGTCGATGTAATACTGCGCCCACTCCATTTCGTCACTGGTAGCCTTCTTGTACGTGCCGGAGCTTCCCCCGCCACCGCCGCCGGAGTAATACCCGCCGGAGGATACGATCTGCTGGGCTTTGTTGTAGAGGTCTTCGAGCTCCGAGGTGCTGTCACCGGCGAGGAGCTTTTCGTAGAGGGACATGTCGCCGGATTTGGAGGCATACGCGCCCGCAGCGGAGAGGGCGGTATTGTTGAGCATGTTGAAGATCTGCAGCGCCCGGTCGGCGTCGGCCTGCGCGGCGGAGTTGATGGACTCGTCGACGCGCACGGCCTCCTCGTACAGGGCTTTGGCCAGATTCAGGTCGTTGTCGGCCTGCGCTTTCTGGATGGCCTGCTGGTACTGCTGGCCGAGCAGCTGCCTTTGCCGCTCGACCTCTGCCCGCTTCTCTGCCTCAGACTGGCGAAGGGCGTTGAGGTTCGCCGACAGCTGATTGCTCTGCGCAAGCTCCGCCTGCCCGCCCGTGCCGGAGTTCAGGCCGCGCGCATTCGCGTACTCCTGAAACGCCTGCCGGTTGCGGTCGGACTCCGCCTGCGCCTGTCGCTGCTGCTCATAATAGATCTGCCCGAGCTTGCTTTCCTCCGCGCCGAGGTCGGAAAGATTCTGGTTATAGTCGCTCTCGAGCTGGGATTTGTTCGAATTCAGGTTGGATTCGTACATCTTCCGGATCAGCTCTTCCTGACTGTTTGCCGTCGGAGTCTTGTAGTCACCCAGACTGCTCAGAGACTCGCGGTATCGGTCCCAGAGGGATTTGCCGCTGGCTTCGCCCGTCAGGCCGGTGCCGCCCGTGCCGGTGGCGCCCGCCGCGGGGGCGGTGGATTCGCCGTTGGCCGGGGCCTGCGGCGTGTTGCCCTGCGCAGCGCCCGCAGCCGGAGCTGCCGCGCTCGACGCCGGGGCGCTGTCCGTGCTGGTCTCGGCGGCGGGATTCTGCTGGTTCTGCTGGCTCTGCGTCTGCTGCTTGTACAGCTGCTTCAGCAGTTCTTCGTTCGTCGGCATATGCCCACCTCACTTTACGCTGCCGTGAAATACTGTCCCACCAGCTCGTGCGGTAGATACTGCAGGATGATCTTATCGCCTGCCGCCGCGCCGATGCGCTCGCAGAGATACAACTTGCCGTCCTCCGGGTCTGTGTAGTACAGGCCGTAGGTGTATTCCATGCCGCGAGAAGCCGGAATTGGGTCGTCGTGCGTGCCTGTATGTTCTGCGTCAACTACAGCCCAAAGTGCAGGCGTGGCGCTTGGCTTCCAGTTTTCCTGCGATGTATGCGCCTGACGGCATTTGTAGAGCTTGCCGCCGTCGCTTCTGCGGTCGCCGACGGCATAGGAAACCGGATATGTCCATGCGGCAAACAGCTCGACCGCCTTTGCGGCGTCTGTATCGCTCAGATTTTCAGCTGCCTTGACAATGTACGGGCGCAGCGCCCGCGCTCTTTCAGTATAAGTCGCCATTATTCCGCCTCCCCAAGAAGAATTTTCGCTGCCTGCTCCGCGTCTGCGGAGGTCTCGCGCAGTAGCTCGACCTCAGTCTTCTTGCCCATCTTCGCCGTGATGGTGCCGTCTCTGTTATCGGTGATGGGACCGGCGACGCAGTAGTCGGCGTTGTCCCATTCCTGTACCTGCTCCTCGGTCTCGCCGGTGGGGTTTCCGTCGGTGCCGTAGACCGGCACGGTGTCGCGCTGGACGATGGACCAGCTCAGCCCGTCCACAAACAGCTGCACGGCGGCAGCGTGGGTCATGGTCAGCGTGACGGCCTTGCTCTCTCGCCCGCCCCAGTCCCGGTCGGTGACTTTCCCGGCGATCGACGCCGGATATTCGGTGTTATTCGCTTTGAAGTAGATCATGTTTTGACCTCCTATCTTTATTGTTCGGTTACTGTTATGCGCCCTGCATAAACAGGTTTTCCACTAGCCATTGCGCTGTAGTAGCCGACTTGGATATTCACATCCTTCGACAATGTATATGTATATGATCCTGTTCGGTTCAGCACGATTGTCCCGTTTATGAGGATTTGGCCGTTCGTGCTATTCCAGTTGTACGGGACCGTGGTCAAAATCAGCTCTTCGCCCTTTTCTGCGGTAATCGTCGTATTTCTATACGTAACACCTTTATAGGCTACTGTGGCCAGTTCTTTAGACGCTACTGCGTCGCCGCTGATTGTGACGGTCACTGGCTCCGCGAATCCTATCTCATACGCCGTCCCATTCACCAGCGTTCGCCCCCCCGATTTGGTAACTTGTACCAGCAATCAGGTCGGTGCCGCCTTTGATGGCGTAGGATGTGCCGTCTTTCAAAGTGTGGTGTGTGCCCATGTGGGTCCTCCTTTATGCTGCAAGGGTGTAGGTGCCGTCGGGGTTCTGCGCGAGTCCTAGTGTTCCTGGGAGAGTGAAAGCGGGGCGGGAGCCGTAAGAACGATTATAGCCATCGCCCATGAGCGTTCCCTGAACATCCAAACAATACACCGTATCTGCAAGCGTAGTAGCAGGTGAACGTGTCCACTGGTAAACTGCAGAGCCGTTGCGGTGTGCAATCTGCAGCTTACTTGCTATCGGCAGTGCAGATCCCTCCGGTTTCTCAACCCTTGAGGATTTGCCCAGTTCCGTAAAGGAAAGCTGAAACACCGTGCGCTGCAGCGTAGTTACACTGCCTCCATATCCCGGCGTATAGTAAAATTTTGTCGTACCGATTAAGGCCCGAGCATCAATATCTAGGAAATTGGTATAGGTTCCTCTAAGCCAGGAATCCAAGCTACTAGTCGCATAATTGTTTTGTGGAAAGCTAGCTTCTGGTGACGTAAAAGAACGCATGTCATAGCAATCCTTCCTCACCACCAGCGTCCGCCCGGCCCCGTTAAGCCCGCTCTCGTAGTCGTGCTTGGCGATATAAAACGGCACGGGACTGCCGGATTCGTTAAGGTACAGAATCGCACCGGGGGTGATGGTGTTCAGGGGAATGCCAAACGAAATGGCATGTTCCGTTCCATCTATCAGCGTCTTCCCCTGCTTCTTGGCATAACCGGTTCCTGCAATCAGATCCCGGCCACCTTTCACGGCATATGCCGTGCCGTCAATGAGCGTCTTGTGCGCCATGTTTTCACCTCATTCGTACTGCCAGGCGATCTGGCCGTTCTTCGTGGGCGTCGTCTCGGCAGAATTCAGAGATTGGCCGCGCGCCATGTACGAGGTGTAGTTTGTGTCGTCCTCGGTGACGGCGGTGGTGCGGCCAAGCTTGGTGTTGATGGCCGTCTCGTCCGGGCTGATCAGCTTGGGGAATAAATCGAGCATGGTTCGCCCTCCTTACATCAAGATATACGCGCACGGCAGATCGAGCGTCGGCACGGTCTCGCAGGAGAAGGTAATGCCCTCCTCGTTCGCGCTGTAGACCTTGACGCCGCACTTCGCCGCCTCCTGCCACTGCGCCAGCGTCGCCGACGTGTCGAGGCCGACGGCGTCGTTGCGCCCGCTGCCGATGGCAATCGCGACGGTCTGCTTGTTCTCCGTCCAGCCCGCAACTGTCAGAACGAACGTGGCGCCCTTCGATTTTTCCGCCTTATCGCCGATCTTGGCGATCTCGGCGTCGCGGTTCACGTTCGCGGCGTTGATGGCGGCAATGGCCGTGGTGTTTTCGTCCGTCGCCGCCACGTTCTGGGCAACGGTCTCGGAAAGTGCCGTGACCGCCGCAGCCGCGCCGCCGCCGGAGGCGATGGCGTTCTGCACGGTCTTGGTCAGCTTCTCCATGCCGACGGTGTTGTTCGGGATGGTACCGGCGGAAATGCCCACAAGCTGCGCCTGCACGTTTTCAATCGCGGCCTGAACGGTCTTGGCATTGACTGCTGCCGTCGGTGTGAACGAAACGTTCGAAGCGATCAGCGCCGGGATGAGAACGGTATTGATATACGTCTGCAGGGCAAGCACGCCCTCGTCGAACTTCGCTTTCAGCTGCGCGGCGGAAAGCCCGCCGATGTCGTTTGGGTAGTCGTCCAGCTTCTGGATGATGCTGAGATCGGTGTCGAGTGTCGGAATGCTCATTTATGCCACCCCCGTTTCGTTGAGCGCCCTTTGCAGCTCGCCGTAGCCGCTGCCGCCGTTGACCGGGATCTGCCCGGCCTGCGGGACCTCGGGCACGAGGTTCCCGCTCGTCGCGCCCTGATTCATCTGCGACATGGCCTGATTGCCTTTCAGCTTGTCGATCAGCTCTTGCCGCTTGGAGACGTAGCCCTCCGGGATGCGCTCGAGGTAGTCGACCAGCTCGATCTTGCCCTGCATGAGCAGGTTGTCGAGCGTCTGCACCGTCGTGATCTCCGACCAGTAGGCCGACGCGCCGACGTCGAGCTTCAAAGAAAGCGGGATGCGGTTGAGGATATCGAAGTCGAAGGGCGTATTGAAATCCTGCTCCGGCAGCGTCATGCCGAGCGGCTGCGAATTGAGCTGGTCCTTCGTCAGCATCTTCACCTGCACATACCGCGTGCCGTAGTACACGCGCATGTGGTCGAGGTAGATGCGGCCGAGGTCTTCGATGGATTCGTACATGTTGAGCTTCACCAGCTCCAACGGTGCGTTCGAGGCCCGCTGCAGGGCCACGATGGCGGACGTATTGTCCGGCCGGGTATCGCCGAGGGCCGCGTCGGACGCGCCCATGAAGTTCTGCGTGTAGTTGATGGCGGAGTCGATGAACTGCGAGACCTGCGGGGAGATCGTCGCCGGGTCAAGGATCTTCGCCACGTTGTTCACGTCGCCGCCGTTGATGCCGATGGCCGCACCGACGCGGCTGTCCCAGCGTGGCACGCGCGTCTTGTCGTAGACGATCTTCGGGAACGCCGTGGTCATGAGCGACAGCATCGACATGGCGAACAGCTTATTGACGAAGATCTGGTTCGGGATCAGCTCGGCAATGAGCGCCTGTCCGTGGTAGCAGTCCTGCACGTAGTCCCACGGCATCCATGTGATGGGGTAGAGCTTCAGGCCCGTGTCCTTCTCCTTCTCGATCTCCACGTCCTTCGTACACTGGAAGCTGTGGATGGTGCCGGTCTCGTCGTCCTTCCAGAGGTAGACGATGAGGGTGCAGAGCTTATCCTGCAGGGTATCCATCTGGTTGTTGTAGTCTTCCGTATCCGGGCGGATGCGGTCGATATCGTCTTTCTTGACGCCGTTGCGTTTGGCAATGCGGCGTACCTCGTCGACCATCAGGCGACGCGGGATGATAATATACGGCTGCGTCTGCACGCGCCGGTCATTCGGGTTGCCGAAGATCACGCGCGTGTTCTCGATGATCTCGGTGACGATGTCGCCCTTTGCCTCCTGCCCGGTCTCGATGTCCGGGTCAAAGTAGGTGTAGGTCGCGCCGTCGCCGTCGACCGCCGCGTTGCGCATGAACTGGCGCGTCAACGTCACAACCTTGTTCCGCTCAAAAATAGCCGCAAACTGCTTATTCATAACGTCGGCGACCTTCTCAAGATCGCCGAGCGAATACATACTGGTCGAGCCGAGCGGCGAAGCCTGCATGGAGAGGTTGTCGCTCGAGATCGTCGCGATCTGGAACAGCGCGACGCGCTTGAGGAAGTTAAAGACCGGCGTCGGCAGGCCGTTACTCTCAACGCCCTCCCACTGCTTGCCGATAAAGAAATTTTCGTTTTTCTGCACCGTGTCGTACAAATTCAGCTGCGTGTTGGTCTGTACGCCCCGGTCATATCTGCGGTACGCCTTTTCCGGCGTCATTTTCTCTTTCATTCTCTGTCACCCTGCGGATGGCCGTCATAGCCCAGAATATTGTTCATGCCGTCCATCATGCGCTTCATCTGCTCCTGCATCCGGCGTTCTTCCTCGGCCAGCGCCGAGTCCGTCGCCCCAAGCGCGGACTGCGTCGCTTCCGGCTCCCGCTCCTTCTGCTGCGGCGCGGTGCTGCGCGTGACGAGCACATAGCCGAGAATACAGACCGCGATCTGGCAGCCCAAAATCAGCAGCTGCAAAACCAGTCCAAGAATCGTTTCCATAGCACCCTCCTATTTCACATTTCCGGTGTAGCGGACCTTCTGGTCAATACCGAGCACGGTCACGTCGCCGAAGGTCGAGCCGCTTGTAATGACGATCTTGTAATAGACGAACTTCTTCACCTTCAACTTGATCCGCTCGATCTGCGGCGCGCGGTTCGTCAGGAAAGACCAGTGAATGAAATTCACGTGATCGAAGCCGGACAGGCTCGAGGCCACTTCCTTCTCCGCGTAGTCGCTCTTTTTGTCCGACCGGGCGGAGATCAGGATCCGCGCATTCGTCGCAGGCTTCATCGAGACCCAGATGATGGAGCTGGTCTTGCGCTTGTAGTCGGCGTTGAACGACATGTTCCCGGATTCATACCGGGATTCGATCGCCACGCCGTCGTCCGACGTGTGCATATGGTCGAAGTCGACCAGCCGCCCGTCGGAGAAGCCCAGATACATTGCCATCCCGTCCGCGCACGCGCAGGTCGCCGGGAGGCCCGTGAACATGTACCAGACGTTCGTCTCGTAGTTGTTGACCAGCACGGTCCCCTCCGCGTCGTTCAGAAACAGGAAGTATTCGTGCGTCATATTATTGTCGAAGGCGAAGATCTTCGACACGTCCGCGCTGTTCATGGTCTGCTGCACGCGGGCGGAGATGTTTTTCGCGTTGCGCTCGTCGGCGTACAGCGTCGTCGCCAGCCGCCATTCAAACACATTGCCCGCGCAGATCGACCGCGGGTAGTTGTTGACGAGCTGCACCTGCCCGGGCGCCTCATTGCCGACCTCCCGGTGAATGGGCACCGTGTAAAAGCCTGCCGTCGTGCTGCCGTCTTCCAGCGTGATAGCCGAATAGCTGGTGGCATAGACCGCCTCCGGCTTGAAGACTAGCAGCTTCGAGTAGTGCCGGGACATAGCAGTGATGGGCGTGTTGGCCGTGCCGATCTGCACTTCGTACAGGTCCGGGAAATACTCGGCGCTGGCCTCGCCCGTCTCGGTCACGCCGCAGTAGTACGCCTTGTTGCTGCCGTCGCCGTACAGAAACACGCGCGTGTCCGATGCGCCGTTGAAAAATTCGCTGAAGCGCATCTTCTCGATCTTCGCGCGCAGCGTGTTTGCCACGTTATAGAAGACCTCGACGTTGTTGCTGCCCTGCGCCGGGGCCTCGGTGAAGGTGACGGTCCCGGCCGCTTTATCGACCGTGAAGCCCGTCGTCACCTCGGCTTTCTCCACGAACACAAAATCAATGCTCGTGACGTTCTTCTCCGGCAGCTGATAGACCTTCGCCGTGCCGTCGGCAGAGAACCGCACGCGGCGCTTGCCGGTCAGCATGTTCACCGGCTCCAGCGTCGTCCCGCCGCCGCCCGGCGCAGACGCCGTCACGATGACGGGGACATAGCCGCCGACGGTCTCGACATACCCGATGCCGTCCCAGACCAGATACTCGGAGCCGTTCAGGATGTAGAGCTTATCGCCGAAGCCGAAAAACGTTGTCGGGGCGTCAATGATATCGCCGATATTCTCCGCTCCGTCTTCCGTCATATTCCAAACCGCGCCGTCAGCCGCACAGACCGTCACCTCGCCACCGGCAACGTAGCCATGCCACATGCCGCGGACAGCGCCGGTAAAGGCGTGCAGGGTGTTATAACCGGGTCTGACGCGCAGATGATATTCGTTTGTGATCTCGAAGTTCTTGAGGACCGATGCTTCACCCAATTTCAGCTGCGTATCGCCGTCGTTGGACTCGTTCAGCCCGAGAAACTTCTTGATGGTAAAGACCTTGCTGTCATCTTTGGTGGAAATTGTCGCCATAGTGTTTGCTCCTTCAAAAGGAATAGGGCGTACATTGCTGTACGCCCTATGTCTTGCTTACGCGTCGACCGCTTCGGCCATATCAGACCAGAACATGCCGGACTTGAAAGCCGCTGCGCGGATCGTATCGCCCGCCGCAGAAGTCGGCTTGGTCGAGGAATCATACTCGATTGCAGTCTTGGAGAAACGCGGGTCGGAGCCGTCCAGCGTGTACTTGATCGTCTCGCCAGTGCCAGCCGTCAGCGTGACGGTGTGGCTGGAAACCGCGATCGTCGGCTTCGTGCAGACCTTGCCAGCCGCGCAGGCAACATAGATGCCGTTCGCCATCGTCGGCATAACGAATGCGTCGTACAGGAAACGGCCTTCCACGAGCGCACCGCTGTAGCCCTGCGGGTCGGTGTGCATTTTGTACTCATGCAGTTTCACAGGGGAAATCGCGGCGTTCTTGAACACCAGCATGAAATACACGTTGGCGGGCATTCTTGCGATCTTCTTGACGGGAACGCCGTCAAATTCGCCGACAATGCCCTTGCCGAGCGCTTTCGCAGCCAGCGGCTCGATGTTGTTCCACTCGGATGCAAGCTTGATGAACTTGTAGTACTTCGGATTGATGTAGAACGTGCGGCCCTCTGCAGGAACGTTGTGCTCGTCCAGCGCGACGTTCGCGTCAAGCATGTTCTCGACAATCGTAGTCTTGGACGGTTCCGCCGAAAGAGCAACGTGCAGACCGGCCTTTTCCGCCCACTTATCCATGCGGTAATTGTCGATCTCCGGGGTAACGACCTCGCGCATCTCTCGGCGCAGGCATTCACCGGACTTCTTGATGCCCATCTGCTCCTTCATGTCGCCCTTGTCAATGACAAAGGAGAACGAACGGTCCCTCTCCATCGGGAGCTCGTATTCCACGTCGGTCAGATCCTTCGGAACACCGTACCGGTTGCCGTTGCCTCTGCGGTTGTAGTCAACGAGCGGCACAGTGCCGACCTCGTGGAATCGGACAGACTTTACGCCGATAAATTCGCCGTCAAACTTCTTGCTGAACGAACCCTGCGTATAGCTGTCCTGAAAAAATCTCTCCAGTACCGCACTGGAATACTTGTCTGCAAGATTGATAACTCCTGCCATATGTAGACCTCCTATTTAGTCGTCGCTAAGGAAGCCCTCCAGGAACGGGTCTTTGCCGGTCTCCTGCTTCGTAGACTGCAGGCTTCCCAGCGATTTTTGTCTGTTGCTTTCGTTTTTGGCCCGGATCGCCAACTTCTCGTTGGCCTCCCTGAGCTGTCGTTCCAGCTCCCGGCGCTGATAGTCACCGTAAGCGTCCGTCAGAAGCTCGCCGCCGCGGACCGCCTCCCACACTTCCTGCGGGATGGTCTTGGGGTCGACATCCTTGTACTTCTTCTGGAAGCGGGCGATATCGTCCTTCTGCCGCTGCTCAGCATCGCGTTTGCTGTTGGCCTCGGCTTCCTCGGCCTTCTGCTGCGAATGGAGCCGCTGCTCGGCGTCCTCGCGCAAAATGCGCTCTCGTGCCGTCTCCGGGCTGATCCCCTGCGCGACGAGAAGATTCGTTCGGATGGAAGTCAGATACTCCGGAACACTCTTTCCGGATGCTTCCGCCGCCGCGCGCAGCGTGTCGAGAATGGCAGAATTTTCATCACGGAACTTTGTGAGGTCTGCATTCTCCTGCTGCAGACGGTCGCGCTGCTCCGTAACGTGGTCATAGTTCAGGCCCTTCTGGGCAAGCTCTGTGACCTGCTGCCGGGTGTACTGCTTGGTCTCCTTGTTGTACTTGAGGTCGAACATCGGTTCCTCGGTGCCGGGCTGCTCGTCAGCGGCCGTGTCCTCGTGCGCCTGCTCGTCCTCGCCCTGCGTAGATTCCTGCTCCTGCGAAGTCTCTTCCGTCTCGGTCGGCTCGGTCTGGTTGCCGTCGCCGTCGTCTTCCGTCAGATTTTCGTATTCGCTCAGATCCACGTCGTAGTTGTCGTCATCCACAACAACTTCGGTTTCGTTCTCGTTCATGCAATGTCCTCCTGTATTTGGCTCTGGTAGGCCAATTCAACGGCTATGGTAGGCCGTTTGTTTACATAATCAGCAGCACAGTCCGCCGTAGTAGGGGGTGATGTCCTCCCACTTCGAAGCCTTCTTCGCGGCCAGCGTCTGGATCAGCTCGGAATACTTGGCGTTGAAGAACGCCGCCATCGAGTCGTTTTCCCCCAGCAGCAGGTGCGCTGCAAGGCCGTATGGCATGATGCCCTGCGCAAGCACGTCGTCCAGATCGACGATGTCCGTGAAGTTCGTGATCTCCCTGCAGATATCCCGCGTGCCGTCGTCCTGCGCCTCGTAGGTGTCGGAATACGGGAACAGCTCGTGCCGCAGGATGTTGAGGATAGACAGCGTCCGGAGCTTATACTCGGCGGTGTCCGCGGTGGAGGTCTCGCCGGTTGACTCATTCTGCTCGTCCATCAGGTGGATCGCGCGAGCAAACACCCATGCGGCAGTCGTCGTGTTCATAAACATATCTCCCGTGTATTCTTGTAGGTAAATAGGTTAATAGCCAATATAAGAAGCGCTCGGCGCGCCTCCCGTCATATATTCGTCGTAATCGTCCAGCTGGTCTTCTTCGTAATCGTCGACCTCGACCGGCTTTTCCGGTTTGAGCGTCCGCATGACGCAGAAGTAGCGCAAGGCGTCGACGTCGTGTGTCAGTTCGTGCGGCTGCTTGGCACAGTCGTTCGGGTTCTTTTCATCATGCTGAATGGCCTGAATGTCGTCGATCAGGCTTTTGCAGCTCTCGCAGATCATCAGCCCCGGCTTCCCGTCCGGCAGCGGCTTCAGCATTTCCTTGACGGACATGAAGCCCTGTACTCGGTTATTGGCCGCTTTCAAGACTGGCAGCCCGCATTCACTGAATATCTGCGCCATCGTCTTGCCGGTGTCCTTCTGCGTCGACCACATATCCGGCGGGGCAATGGTATATTCGATGCGCTCCCGTGCGGGCGTCAGCGAGATCGCCGCACTCGCCGCCTCGGAGACAATGAGCTTGGATTCGTTGTACTGCCTGTACACATAGCAGCGCCCGGAAAAGTCGACCGCGATCCACAGGCAGGCAAACATATCGAGGCCGTAGTCGAACGCCCGGTATTTCGCCCAGCGCGGGTCGATCGGGAAATCTTCCGGGAAGGTATGCACCCCGCGCCGGAACTCCGGGAAGAATCCGCCGGACAGCGCGTCCCAGTCGCCGTACCGGTGCGCCCTGCGCACATCCTCCGGCAGAAGGTCCAGCGCATTGACATAGTCGGGGGATCCTTCCAACAGGTCGACGTTGTCTTCGACCGTCGCTTTGATGAACAGATAATCGTCCGGGTTCTCGTTCGGCAGGAAGTCGCGCTTGACAAACAGGCGCTTGACCCACTGGTGCCCGATGCCGCCCGGGTTGCACGTCAGGTACATCCGCTTCGGAAACGGCGTCGCGCCTCGGCAGCATGCCGCGATCCCGCGGAACTCCTGCTCGGTAAACTGCGTCGCTTCCTCAATGAAAATCCAGTCGTATTCCTGACCCTGATACTTACCGGCAACTGCAGAACCGAAGCCGTCCATGTTGCCAAATTTGATGGTCGAGCCGTTTTTGAACGACAGAAGATGCTTCTGCACGTTGTACACGGCAACGGTCTCCGGAACCAGCTTGACAATCGGATCGATGACGCTGTTCTCCAGATCCTCGTACCGTCGTCTGAGGATCAGGATCTTCAATCCCGGATAATACAGGCAGGCACCGACCGGCTTTCTCTGCGTGCACCAGCTCTTGCCGCCGCCTCGCGCACCGCCGTAGCAGGTGTACTTCACCGTCGAGGCAAAGAACTGTCGCTGCGGCTCGCTGTTCGGCTTGCCGAGGTCGATCTTTACCGTCTCGCCCGGCGCTGTTCGCTTGTACGATTGCTTGCCCATGCAGTACCTCTGTGCTGTGCTCGTCTTGCCTGCCGGGTGTTCCTGGCACCCGACAGAACAAGATGAAGGGAAGAAAGATGAAACAAGGAGGATTCACCTGCCTGCAGAAGACAGGCAAGACCAACACAGCACGGTCTTTTTGTCTGGTTTTTGAAATTTTTCAGAGGCATGTTTCAGAAGGGTGCCGTCAGTTTTGTAGGTACCCTCTTTGGGATGGGGTGCACACGTGGATGGGATATTATATATATACTAGTATGAAACCACCCGGGTGTTTTTCCGCCACCCTCCCCTATGCCTCTCTTGATTTGGTGGAGGGGTGCGCACACACGGCTACACACACGCGCAGCGCGGGGCCTTAATGGCCTGTAGCCTGGGCTTACTGATGTACACACGCGCAGCCCAGGCGCGTAGCTCATAGCTTTATGCATGCTTCTGCCCTGCTTATGCACTGCATAATATACGCGGTATGCATGTATGTCTGCATATAGTTCTGATATTCACGTAATTATGGTAGTTATCTGAACTTTTCGCAGAAAACGAACGCCACAAAATGAGTATTTGGTGGCGTTCACTTGAAAGCGTCCATGTCTCCGGCCTTATTGCCAAATGTAACATTGACCTGCACAGCGTTGCCGTTGAAGTCCTTTTGACCTCCGAACTTATCCATCAGAATACCAAGAACCGTTGCAGATTGGAGCGCATTGCTCTTCTGCAGCTTCTCTGGAAGATCGTCCAATACAATATCAATAGCAGACTGTACCTTGTCCAGGCGGCTGTCTGCGAACTCTTTCATGCGCTCCTCGGCGGTCTTTTTTACCGCTTCAGCGACATCCATATTGTTGTTAATGAGCTTCCGCGCCGTTTCCCAAGATACGCCGCCTGCTTTTGCAGCATCTGTGATCGTTCCGCTGTTGGCATACTCGGCAATGACGGCGGCTTTCTGCTCAATATTGATCCGCTTTCCCCGCTCGCCCTTCGCCACGGTGCCACCTCCAAGAGCGTTAAAAATGCGCTTGCGCGTCGCCTGCGCGCCTGCAAGCTCGCTTGCAGCGCTGCGCTGCTAGCGCAAGCATAACAGCAAAATTGGATCATGGTAAAGAATTTGACCACAGTGAAAAGTGCCTGAAAGCCTTGCGGCGCAATGGTTTGAGGCCGTTTGAAAATGGGTAAATAAAGCTATTGACACGGGGTAAAGAAAATTTTTTCGAAAAACCTCTTGACATACTCCGGTGTATGCGCTATGATGAAGCCACAGAAACAAAGAAGCCGCCCCGGTGCTACCAACACCGAAGCGGCAAGCCCAAACAAAAACCAGTCACGATTTAAGAAAGGACGCATTTATTATGACACAGTATTTCGCAGATTGCAAGACCCTCGACGAGCTCCGTATTGCTTACCGCAAGCTGGCCGCGATCCATCATCCGGATATTGGCGGCGACGTCGCCACGATGCAGGCCATCAACGCCGAGCACGACCGCGTGTTTGAGTCTCTGAAGGCCGCGCACAACGCAAGCGCCGACGAGTACCACCAGACCACCGAAACCCCGGAAGAGTTCCGCCGCGTCGTTGTCGAGCTTCTGAAGCTCTCCGGCCTCAACATTGAGATCTGCGGTTCCTGGCTCTGGATTGGCGGCAACACCCGCGAACACAAGGAAGCCTTGAAGGCCCTCGGCTGCAAGTGGAGCAAGAACAAGATGCTTTGGAGCTGGCACCACGAAGAAGCAGGCCGGAAGTGGCGGCGCGGTAATTATACGATGGGCGATATCCGCCGGAAGTACGGCTCTTACAACGTCCAGATGTCCGAAACAGCGGTGGCGGTTTAATCCGCCCCGCACCAGAAGAAAGGAGATTTTACCATGAAAAAGATCATCATTGCCGCCCTCGCTGCTCTCGCCCTCATCTCTTGCGCTGCATGCGCCTCTGTCCGCGCAGCTGATGCCAACATGGAGCTTGACGCGCTCCGTGCCGAGAATGCCCGCTTGTCCGCCGAGCTGGAGGCCGTCAGGTCCGAGAATGCCGCGCTTGTCACTGAGGCCGAAGCACAGTCCGCAGAAGCCACCAGACTGGCCGCAGCGGCCGTTGACAACTTCTACACGCGTACCGGTCTCGTTGTGGATCTGGACTATGATACGGACGTTGTGACCGTCGTAGACGGTACCGATCTCGTTTGGCAGTTCACCGGCTGTGAAGACTATTGTATCGGTGATCTCGTCGAAATGCTGATGCAGAAAACCGGAAAGCCCGATTACATCCTCGATGACGTGATCTTCTCCACCTGCTATGCCGGATTCTGTGCGGAGTATTTCCAAAATTGACAGGAGGCCGCGCGAATGGAATACACAAGAGGCTTTTACGAAGAGCGTCGCAGCCTGCTTTTGAAGCAGCCGGACGCGATCAACACCGTCAGCGATTGCAAGCACTGGGGCGCGTATGCGTCCCGGTACATTGCAGAGGCGCAAGAGACGATCAGGCAGATGCAGGAATACCAGGCGCAGCTTTATGCGCGTGTGCAGCTTCTGAGCATCGCGCCGTGGCATTACGAACTGAAGCTGACGCGCCGCCGCAGCTACACCGATAACCACGTTTATTACGATTTGACGTTGACGAAGGTTTTTGAAGATGCTACAATCAAGCCGGAAGAAGTACAGCGCACCACCTACCCCGGCGCGGAGCGATACGCTGCTTTTGCGGCTTATGAAGCAGAGCGGAAATCCCACCCCGGCATTATTGCCGTCAAGGACATTGCAAAATCCGCGTGGGAGCGCTGACAGGAGGACACGCCATGCCAGAAGGACAGAAGCCAAAGCGGAAAACGCATACCAGCAGCGCAGTGAAAATGCGCTATAACGCGAAGACTTACCGCAAGTTTACGCTTACGCTCCGAATGGATAACCCGGAAGACGCGGTGCTGATAGACGCCATCGACCGCTATATTGTCAACGGCCGCAGCCAGTCGGAAGCCATCAAAGCCATCATGCGCGGAGAATAAACAAAAGCGCCCAGCCAGTCAAGGCCGGGCGCTTCGCTTATTGTCCCATCTATCAAGCAAGATCTGCACAGCGTCCACAAACTCTTTGGAGATTTCGCCTTTGCCTGACAGGTATTTGTAACACGTCTTGCCGGAGTACGGTATGTACTCCGGCAGTTGATTGATCCTGATATTGCGTCGGTGCAGCTCCGCCCTCAGTCGTTGCCGCGTCCGTTCGCGTCCCCGCATTGGTTCGCCTCCTTTAGGTGCTTGTAAAGCCTTACGCGCAACACTTTTAACTGTTCTTCCTGCATATATAAGTCCCGCCGCATATACCCCATTTCTTCCAGTATCATCCTTTCCGTTTGGAATTTCAGCCAGTCCGGACCCGGCGAATCTGGGCCGGTGCCCTTTACATCGCTAATGCAGATATATCGGCGCTTGCTATCAAAATGTCGGCATCCATACGATACGGACGAGCACGATACAAAATCGTCACCGTCGTCCGGCTTGGTCTTTGGATCGCTGTTGGCTATTTTTCGTGCCCAAAGATCGCAAACCTCGTTGTGCATACACAAATTACAGTCATAGATTTTGTTCACTTCTTCGCCTCCTTTGTAACACCAGGCCCAAGATCTCCTTCTTCCCCGCGCGGGTCGGGCCCTGGCCCTGTCCAGACCCAGTCGACGTGAATATCCTTCGCTATTGGATTGTTTAATGCGCTTTGCACCATCTTCTCCCACCGCTCACCCGCTGCCTCATTCCACTCCTTTTCGTAAGCATAAAATTCATCGATATCATCTTTGTACGCCGCGCACAGAAACGCAGCATTAGTTATAACATGCCACAGAGCCGGTAAGGCGCTCTCATCGTCGAGCGCCAGCGGATTATTCCAAATACGCAGAACGTGGCGCAGAAGGGCGTCCAGCCACTTCTCACGCGGTACCTTGCGCCAGTCCTCCGCGTCGGCGTATTTTGCCTTGCCAAACTCCTGCACCTGCATGATCGCCTCGATCGCCTCTACCGGCACGAGCGACGGCCTCGGCTTTCCATCATCGTACTTCGCGCCCTTGATTTTGGGCTTTAGGCCGCCTTGCTCGTGGAATCCACAATTCGGGCATTTACCAGTTGAAAGCAGATTCTCGTCAAACTTCTCATTACACACGGGGCAAATATACCGCCCGTCCTTCGCTTTACCCCAATATTTATCCATCAATAGTGTACCCTCCCTTCGCGTTTTGCCCGATCGTATTTCCGCGCTCTGGCGGACTTGCCGCTTGTTTCCATCCCGCGCTCTATGCGCTCTACCTTGCTTTTGTTGTACTCGTCCGCAGCCTTGCGGAACGCTATGTACGCCTCGCAGGTCGTATGCTTTGCCCCGCAGCCCTTTTCGGGGCAATCCTTACACGGCGCGGAATACGGGCTGATCCTTAAATCTCCCTGCATTCGTCCACCCTCACACAGATTCGTTTGTCTCCGACGCGCACAACATACCCGGGCATGCTGCTGACGTATTCATATTTTTCCGCGTCGTACACTTCGCCCATGCGCGGGCGCATGGCGGGATAGACCGGGATGATCGCCGTGATCTGGACCCGTACCTCATCCCATGCGCGATCGCGCCGCTTTCCCGTGCAGATTGGATGCAACTTGCGCCATGCCCCGGCACACGCCCGGCTGCAAAGATACCGGCCATCCGCGCGCGGCTTGCAGGGCCGGGTGAATACCTTCCCGCAAACCGGGCAGGCCGCCGTGATATTTGCCATTACAGCTTTACCCCCTTGATGTACTTGTCGAAATATGTGGTTGCAACGGCCATAGCCGCCCACATGTCCGCCGAGAAACCATAGAAGAAACCGGGATGCTTTTTCGTCCCCTTTCCGAAGTTCGGCTGGCCGGGCGCGTAGCGGTCGACAAGGGCCTGCCGGATGTTTGCATCTTTGGCCGATAGTGAGCCGCACAGATCCAGCTTTTCTTCCCGGCGGAATATCCGCGTCGGCTCATAGCCTGTTTCCCACAGCACGATTTGCCAGAACCGGCCGATCCAGACACAGGTGTCGAACACTTCCTGCCCGACTGTCATGCCCATACCGGCTATCATTTCGATTACAACTTGCTGATAGTTCCACCGAAGTTTCTGCTCCAGCAGCTGCAGCATTTTGCGGTTCTCGATCTTCCCGACCTCCAGCACGCGGCGGATCTCTTCGCCGTCATGCTCTACGATTACATAGCCGGATTGAATATTGCCGGGATCAATCGCCAGTATCGTTCCCACGCTTCGCCCTCACTTTCCAAAACATACTGTTGTAGATGTCGTATCGGTGTTGGATGTAGGTACTCATGACTTCCGGTCGAAGCCTGGACCAGCTCTCATACAAACCGCATGTCTGCATCTCCGGGCATCCGCACCGGTAAATGCAGTTTGGCACCAACACGTCCGAGATCTCCGGCTGAATCTTATGCAGTGCCGCTTTGAAATCCTCGGCATACGCGCGCGTCTCCGGGTCTGCCTGACTGCATAACCGCTTGCGCATGGAATCGATCAGAGCTTGCACATTTGCCTCACCCTCGAAGATCACCGGCGCATCCTGCGGCAGCTTGTCCCGCGGTGTGCCTGTCCGATCTGTCCGCTGCGTGGAAATGAAGCATTCCCACTTATGGCGGCTCCAGTGCGTAGCGATCCAGCTTTTGACCCCCTCCCATATCCACGATACCGAAATCCGGCGGATGGGCGAGTGCTCAGCGATCAGGATCCGCCGCTTGAACTCCTTGCTTGGCTCATGCCCGAGCGGCCCTTTTCCGGAAGTGGTGCGGCAGGTGTCCACGACCTCCTGCCAATCGCCCTTGATTTTCAAAATTTTAGTGTTCATGTTGCCCCCCCTAAATTCCGAGTGCAGCAGACGGCCAAAGACTCATCCTGGTCTTATTTGTCACATAGTCCAGCATCCGCAGCATCCCAAAGCATTTTTCAAGCTGCCCGGAAACAGACTGCATCTGCTGCACCTGCCAGAACAGCGCATAGCAGCGCTCCGTCGCAGTTCCCCGGTTTTCGCCGTACAGGATGGATATGCCATCCAGCAGCAGCCGGTATTCATCCGTGTGCAGGCTCTCCACCTTCTTTGCCAGCTCCGCCAGCTCCACAGCCGTTTTTTCGATGTCCGCTTCCTCCTTCGGCGGGTCAAGCTCCACTTTCGGGATCCCGCCCAAGAGCAGCGCGTCAATGTAATCCAGCAGCAGCTCCCGCATCTCAACCGCATTCGTTGGTTTGTTCATTTGTGCCTCCTCCTAAAATATCCTTAAGGCTTCTTTCCTCAAACCGGAACCTGCTTTCGAAATCTCTGCATTTCTCACCGGAAAAGCACATGTGCTCCAGGTCTTTCTCGGAGAACCGATCCGCCTTGTGCTTCAAGCATCGGTACGGGTAGACGTAGTTCTTCCTGTATTCCAGATTCCTGCAGGTCAAACAGCAATCTTGCATCAGTTTTCCTCCTTTCGCACTACCGCGCGCAAACCGACCGCACCACCTCCGCAACGTCGGCGGCGGGCAGTTCACGAATAGCCCGCAGCTGCCGCTCCGTAGTGTTAAAAAGATCCGAGTCCTGCAGCGCTGTCAGCGCCGCCTCGCGGCTGATGTATTCGTCAGGCATGGTCTACACCTCCGTCCATCTTCGCCCCGCAGCTGGGGCAATAGTTCCTGCTCCAAAGTGCATCCTTTTTGAAAGCGCACCGGCAGTTCGTGCAGACGATTGCCGCTTTAGGAAAGCGAATCGTTTCCCCGCTCTGCGCGTCATATTCGTGCCAGTCCGCTTCTTCCCATCGTGCATGGTGCACCTCCGCAACGTCGGCGGCGGGCAGTTCACGAATGGCCCGCAGTTGCCGTTCCGTGGTATTAAAAAGATCCGAGTCCTGCAGCGCTGTCAGCGCCGCTTCGCGGCTGATGTATTCGTCAGACATGGTTGGCCTCCAATTTGCCTTTGTGTTTCTTCACGAGCTCCTTCGCTAAGTTCAAGCCGACTGCAGTATAGTCAAATTCGGAGTCCCCGATAGCCGGTTCAACGCATCCTTCCGTCCCGCCATATGTGCCATAATGCTGTGCGAAGTCACTTCCGTCCGGGAAACGCACTGCATAGCCGTCGTACAGGTGCTCTATCGTGCATTTGATTCCAAGATCGACGCAAAAATGGTACAATGCGCGTATTTCAGTGTATTTTGCTGGAAAATCTAACGTTCTTTCCTCAGGCGGCAGCACCACCACGCGCCCGTTCTTGTCGGCCTCGGCAAGCTCGCGGAGGCGGTCAAACCCGCCGCACAGCTCGGCAATGTCCTCGTAGGCTTTCAGCCGTCCGTACAGATCGCGGGCCATCTTGCGGAAAATATCCTTGC